TCCGCAGCCTGTTCGGCCAGTCGCCCATCCACGAAGCAGTGGGTCGCGGTCGTCGGTCGATGGCGTGGATGCCTGGCAACCCCGGCGCGGTAGCGGCGATGCTCGCCACCTCCAACGAGCTGCGCGTCAAGTCCCGCGATCTCGTGCGCCGCAATGCGTGGGCCAATGCCGGAATCGAGGCCTTTGTCTCCAATGCGGTCGGCACTGGCATCAAGCCGCAGTCGATGGCCGAGGACGAAGCATTCCGTGCCGAAGTGCAGGCGCTATGGCGTGACTGGACGGAACAGGCGGACGCCACCGGCCAGACCGACTTCTACGGGCTCCAGGCCTTGGCCGCCCGCGCGATGTGCGAAGGCGGTGAATGCCTGATCCGGCTGCGCCCGCGCCGCCCCGAGGACGGCCTTGCCGTGCCGCTGCAATTGCAGTTGCTCGAAGCCGAACACCTGCCGCTGACGCTCAACACGGAACTGCCCTCGGGCAACGTCGTGCGCTCCGGCATCGAGTTCGATGCGATGGGCCGTCGCGTGGCCTATCACCTGTACCGCTCACATCCGGAGGACGGACGGCTTGCACCGATGTCGGGGCAAGGCGGGCTCGATACCGTGCGCGTCGAGGCGCGGGAAATCATCCACCTCTACCGCGTGCTGCGTCCTGGTCAGATCCGGGGCGAGCCGTGGCTCGCGCGGGCGCTGGTCAAACTCAACGAACTGGATCAGTACGACGACGCCGAGCTGGTGCGCAAGAAGACTGCGGCGATGTTCGCGGGCTTCATCACGCGTCTCTCGCCCGAGGACAGTCTGCTGGGCGAAGGCATCGCCAATGATGCAGGCATCGCACTGGCCGGGATGGAGCCGGGCACGATGCAAATCCTCGAGCCCGGCGAGGACGTGAAGTTCTCCGACCCGGCGGACGTAGGCGGCAGCTACAGCGAATTCCTACGCGCACAGTTTCGTGCTGTAGCGGCTGCCATCGGCGTGACCTATGAGCAACTGACCGGCGACCTCTCCGGGGTCAACTACTCGTCGATCCGGGCTGGGATGCTGGAGTTTCGCCGTCGCACCGAAGCCATCCAGCACGGCGTGCTGGTGCACCAGCTGTGTCGCCCGGTTTGGAATGCATGGCTCGATCAGGCGGTGCTGGCCGGTAGCCTGTCGGCTCCGGGGTATGCCCGCCGCCGCAGCGACTACACCGCCTGCAAATGGATTCCGCAGGGTTGGCAATGGGTCGATCCGGAGAAGGAATTCAAGGCGATGCTGCTGGCGATCCGCGCGGGCTTGATGTCGCGCTCGGAAGCCATCTCGGCATTCGGCTACGACGCCGAGGACGTCGACCGCGAAATCGCCGCCGACAACCAGCGCGCCGACGACCTTGGCCTGATTTTCGACTCCGATCCGCGCCGCACCTCCAAGGATGGCGCGAGTTTGGCAAATGCGGCCGAACCCAACTCACAGGCCACCGACAGCAATCAGTCGCCCGCCTGAAGGAAGCCTCATGACCCTGCTACCGCATATGGCGGCGCGCATCTTTGGCGCGCCGTTGCTCATTCATCGCCCGAAACTTGAAGTCATCCTCGCCGTACTGGGGCCACGCATCGGCCTGACGGAAAGTGGCGCGGCGATTCCAGTACCTGCCACACGCAGCCCGCCCGCATCGGAGGGTGGCATCGCCGTCCTGCCAATCTACGGCACGCTGGTGCGGCGCACCGTCGGACTGGAAGCCGCCTCCGGCCTGACCAGTTACCAGGACATTGCCTCCCTGCTCGATGCCGCCGTTGCCGATCCCTCGGTGGCCGCCATCGTGCTCGACATCGACAGCCCGGGCGGTGAATCCGGCGGCGTGTTCGATCTGGCCGACCGCGTGCGCGCGGCCGCGCAGGTCAAGCCGGTCTGGGCGCTGGCCAACGACATGGCGTACTCGGCGGCCTACGCGCTGGGGTCTGCCGCCAGTCGCTTCTTTGTCACCCGCACCGGAGGCGTGGGTTCGATTGGCGTCATTGCCATGCACGCCGACCAGTCGGTGCGCGATGCGAAAGACGGCATTCGCTACACGACTGTTTTTGCCGGGGCACGCAAGAACGATCTCAACCCGCATGAGCCGATCTCCGACGAGGCGCACGCCTTTCTCAAGAGCGAGGTGGATCGGATCTACGGGCTGTTCGTCGACACCGTGGCCAGCCATCGCGGCCTGGCCAGTGACACGGTGTGCGCCACCGAAGCAGGTGTGTTTTTCGGGCACGACGCGGTCGCCGCTGGGCTGGCCGATGCCGTCGGCACTTTCGATGACCTGTTGGCCGAACTCATCGCTGCACTTTCACCACTTCCGGCGCTTGCGGTTGCAGCGCAGGGCCACCTTCACCAACCACGACTGGAGCATTTCATGAATGAACCCGGAACCACTGCTGACCCTGGGGTTGGCGCTGATCCTGATCGCGCTGATGGCGCGAACCCGCCGATGACCATCGATGACGCACAGGAAATCGCCGAACTGTGTGCGCTGGCTGGCTGCCCCGAGCGCATTGCTGGTTTCCTGGCTGCACGTACCTCGGCGGCGGCTGTGCGCGGCCATCTGCTTGCCGCTCGCGCCACTGGGCAAGAGATCAACAGCCTGATCACCCCGAGCGCGGCCTCCACGGCCACGCAATCCCTCAACGACAACCCCTTGGTGCTGGCGGCTCGTGCCCGCGCCGGACAGGAGAAATGATATGCCCGTCATCACTGAAGGCCTCAACCTCGGCGATCTTCTGAAGTACGAAGCGCCCAACCTCTACTCGCGCGACCAGATCACTGTTGGTGCAGGCCAGAACCTGCCGCTCGGCACGGTGGTGGGTCTGGTGACCGCCACCGGCAAGCTCAAGCAAATCGATCCATCGGCCACCGATGGCAGCCAGTACGCCGCAGGCGTGCTGATGCAGGCCGTAGATGCCACGCTGATCGACCGTGAGGACGGGCTGATGCTGGCCCGCCACGCCATTGTTGCTGATCACGCCCTGGCGTGGCCCGCCGCCATCACTTCCGCAGAAAAGCTCGCTGCCATCGCTCAGCTCAAGAGCCTCGGCGTCCTCGTTCGCAAAGGAGTCTGACCATGAACAACGTTTTCGAGAATCCCGCGTTCTCGATGTCGGCGCTGACCGCCGCCATCAACATCCTGCCCAACAACTACGGGCTGATGGAGAGCATGGGGCTGTTTCCGCCCAAGCCGGTGCGCTTTCGCTCGGTGGCCGTCGAAGAGAAAAACGGCGTCCTGACGCTGCTGCCGACGATGCCGGTCGGCTCTCCGGGCACTGTCGGTGTGCGTGGCAAGCGCAAGCTGCGCTCCTTCGCCATTCCGCACATCCCGCACGACGACGTTGTGCTGCCTGAGGAAGTACAAGGCATCCGCGCCTTCGGTTCGGAAACCGAAGTGCAAACCGTGGCATCGGTCATGGCCGAGCACCTGCAGACGATGCGCAACAAGCACGCCATCACCTTGGAGCACCTGCGCATTGGCGCGCTCAAGGGCATCATTCTCGATGCCGACGGATCGCAGCTGTACGACCTGTTCGATCTGTTCGAGATCACGCCGAAGGTGGTCAATTTCCAGCTGGGCAGCGCGGGCACCGATATCAAGAAGAAGTGCCTCGATCTCAAGCGCTATCTGGAGAAGAACCTCAAGGGCGAACGGATGACGAGCGTGCATTGCCTCGTGTCGCCGGAGTTCTTCGACGCCTTCACCAGCCACGAGAAGGTCATCGAGGCCTACCACCGCTGGCAGGACGGCCAGGTGCTGCGCACCGATATGCGTTCCGGCTTCCCGTTCGCGGGCATCACCTTCGAGGAATACGCGGGCGAAGCCAGCGATGGCGACGACAACGTGCGCCGCTTCATCGAGGCCGGTGAAGGCCACGCCTTCCCGCTGGGTACGGTGGACACCTTCGCCACCTACTTCGCGCCAGCCGACTTCAGCGAAACGGCCAACACGCTGGGACAACCCCTGTACGCCAAGCAGGAGCCGCGCAAATTCGACCGGGGCACCGATCTGCACACGCAGAGCAACCCGCTGCCGATGTGCCATCGGCCTGC